ACTCAAGGTCCCTGGTATACTCCAGAGTCTTAACTAGCTGATCTGGGTTAAACACGGGGCGACCAGTTGTCAGGAATGCCTCGTCAGGTTCGCTTGGATACTCCTGTCGGAATAGGTCCAGGCCATTCTGGGCAACCTTTTTACGACGGAACATTAGCTGCTCATCGTCCAGGTCAAACTTCTCGGCTAACTCTTCCTCTTCTGGCGTTCTTTCAAAATGCTCAGTAGTGGGTTCACGGTAATCAGGATCAGTGAACCAAGGAATAAAAACAGGAACGTAACCATTAGAGCCATCAACCGCACCGCGCCACAGGTCATAGAAAATGCCGTTGACACCATTGGCGGTAGACTCAACAAAAATAGCCGTACCTGGTGTATTAGGTACTGCTTGCGTGAGCCCATTCCAATTGTCCAGAGCAGTGCTTTTTTGCCAGAAGGCGAGTTCCGAAGCATGGACGTGAGTAAGCGTTTCACCACGGCCAATGCTTTCACCACCTGCTGTTGCAACGACGAAACTAGAGTCAAGGACATCAAAATTCATCTCCCGTCTTGAAGAGTATTTCGTGTGGGGCTTTAGGATATCTGGACAATGCTCATGGAATCTCTTGGTCATATCAAAGAGTGCCCTGGTACTGTCGGCATGGTGTGTAATGACCATACCCTTGCATGCAGGACGTTGGCTTACCGAGTAATAAAGGTAGCCGCCTGTGTAAGTAGATAAACCTTGCTGTCTTGCTTTTAGAATGATGACCCTGACTTTACCTTCGGTGGCCATCTGGTCCTCAACCGCAGCGTTTAGAAGTTGCTGGGCTGGGTTTAACTTGAGGGGGGTGATCTTGCCTGCTTTTGTTCTTATCTTGAGTGCTGACTTGCTGTAAAACTCAAAACTATTTAGTAACTTCTTCCGCACTTCCTTCAATTGCTTGTTCATCGGTTGGCTCATCCTCGACTAACAATGATGCTAAAAAGTCTTCTGCTTTATGGATAGAGACATCAGACTTTGACGCAGGCTTGCTCTTGGTAAAATCTAATACCAGACGTGCTGCTGCGAGTCTTTCTCTGGATTGACCATCGACACGCATAACTTCTACTGCGGTTTTCAAGGCTTCCTTTTGGTACTCGTCTTCAATGTTGAATTTCTCTGACATAATTTCCACTACCTTTTTAGCGTCTTTTTTAGCTTGTTCACGAATAGGTTTTATTGTCTCCGCAGTGTGCCCGTCAGGGACACCCTTCGGTCTACCAGCATTCTTGCGAGGCTTGGTGGACCACTGCTTTCTAAGTGCCCTTCCCTCTGGTGTCGACATGAGGTTTGCAAAGTAATTATTTTTTGGGGCGTTTTGGGGCCTTTTCAGAGGCTTTGGCGGGGACTTTTTTCTCTGCTTTCTTGGGCTGGGCATTTGCCACCTCTCTATCAATAACTTGTTCGACAATTCTCCTGACACCAGGGAAACCACTGCATAGCATTTCCGGTGGCAGGCTTGTCGCCAACTCTCGTAGACAGACGGCCTTGTCCTCAGCAGTCAGTAGCTTGCTGTTTTTAACCATTTCTATTTGTGGCAGCATGGCCACCACATCAGTTGCTCTCTCTTTCAAGGGTTCTCCTACGCACTCAGAAGTGCAGGTTGTGGACTAAGCGCACCAGGTGCCATTTTCTCTTCTTCTTCCTCTTCGCCTTTCATAAGCGCACCTGCCATTAGAATGGACAGGATTACAGCCATAGGATGGGCATGGAACTTGACGGGAAGTCTAGCTTTGTCGAAATGGTCGCGGATGAATTTAGCGGTAGTCGGGGCTACCTTTTTCATTGTCTTAGGGTCCATCATATAAAGAATTACTGGGTCCACAGCAAACTCAGCGTCTTCACGAATGTACTTCCGATATGGGTCCATAAGCATTCTTACACCGTTTTTGTATACCTTTCTTCCTGCTTTAATCTCATCGGAAGTTATTTCTCGGTCTGGCATCCCAAGGCGTTTAAGATCATTTTTCAAGAAATTTGCAGTAATAGAATCTGGCGTAGATCGAAGGTTCTTGCTGCCTAAGTTAGCCATGCTTGGATTAGAAACTGCCATACGTTGTATCTTTTCGATTTCGTTCTTTATCTTCACTGCGTCCCCGTATGTAAGAGACACACGATCTGAATTTATTAACTCATCGCGGTAATACTTCTTGTCGGGCGCGTAGTCGATACCCTGATACCAGGCGGCAGAGTGTACTGCCGAGGCTATTTTATGGCGCAGGCTCCCTGCGTAATACAAAGACTTTCTATTTTTAGTTGCCCCAGGATGGGCATGATTATTTTCATAGAGTGTATCGTCAGCATCTGCATTTTCTGGACGGTTTTCCATGCTGTGGCTGACTTCGTGAGTAAGCGTAATAAAAGCAGGTAATTCGCCTTGTATTTCTTTACCTTTTACCCATATCTCACTGCTGCGAGGGCCTCCAAGGTGACGGCCATTTGTATTTCTTTCCTTGTCCTGACTCTCTTTGTAGTATGTCTCTGCGTCATCATAGATTTTGACGGCTATATCGAGATGGTCTGCGAGTGCCAGTAAGTCTTCTTCAGTACCTATGCCATCCTGGAACCTGGTGCCTTTTTTACCGATGTTAATAATGCCATCGACAACAACCTGGGCTTCGGGTAGCTGGTCTTTTACTTTGGATACTGTGGGAGGGAGAAACTTAGTTACATCGGTGTAATCTATGTCTCTTTCGTCTTGGGTGAGGATTGGGCCTTGATCTTGTTGTACAGGGATACCAGAGCGTCCGTCTGCTGGTCCAGCTGCTTGTTGGTCAACTTGGCCTGGGCCTTGTCGAACTTGTCCTGCTCCTTGTTCTCTGCGGCTCCGAACCCTGTCGATTGCGCTGTTGAGGTCGTTTTCATTGTAACCTTCCTTCTTTAGTAACTGTTTTGCACTGTTAGCATAATCCTGCCTGACGTGCTTTAGCTGCACACCTAAACTCTTGTAAAGGTCCTGCTCAGGATACCAGATTAATGCCTGGAATGCCGCAGGCTCGATGTTAAGACCAGTTTTGTCGTTAAACTTAGAGACGGCCTCTTGAACCAGGTCACGGAGGATATTTCTTTCTCCACCGCTCTTTGGTGCGTCAGTAGTTGCTGTCAGAGATTTAACAATAGTTTCAGCTGCAAGGGTAGCTTCAGATTTGGTTTTGATTTTTGCTTTGTACAGCTTTTTGTTGTCTTTGTAGTCTTTCTCATGGGCTTTACGTAACCGCATAGCTTCTTCAATTAGCTTTTCACGGCTGATACGCTTTCTGCCCAGGGCAGTCTTCAGTCTATCAAGCTGCTTTTGAAATTTAGCCTCATTGAATTCCATGAGGTCACCTTTTAGGCGACCAACAGTTCGCATGAACCACATATCCATAGTGACGGGAGTAAAATCACCACGTAGATTAGTGTAGAAACCATTGCCAACTTTGGGTCCAAAGATTGCTGAACCATAGACAACAGTGTCCATGTTTTCACCACCTACTTTACCATCGTCACCAAGCATACCCTGGAGTGCTGTGTTCATATCTTTTACAGGTAACTCCATCTGCAAAAACTCTGTAAAGGCTTCCATGCTTCCGAGCTTTTCAATCATCCTGTTGGCTTTGTCAAAGTTTTGTTTCATTACGGCCAGGCTTTTTCCGGTCCCGTGTATTTCAAAACGGCCATTTTCCCTAAAGTATTCGTATGCTTTTTCTGCCATCTTTAGATTCGTTGGGACATCTAAGTTTTGCGACATGATAGCCAGGGAAACCAGCATTGGTGTTTTTGCGTTTGGATCGTCTGCAATCTCTGGGTATTTTAGAGACAACATTTCCAGCATACTTTCGATAGTAGAGTCATACCATTCTACTGCGCTGTCTTTAGACTCCATCTCATAGATTGCTTCTGACACCAGGTCATCCGCAATTGCAGATCGGTCTGCGGGGTCGTTTAGATCGCGTGGTATGCCACCAAGTTTTTCCAGGGCGCGAGTTTGCAGGAAGTTTCCTACCTCAGCCTTCACGGTCATTTTCGGAGGTGTTTCCGTACCGTCTACTAGGGAAATAATATTTGGACTTGATACCTGGGTAAGTGCGGGTATGGACGGGCTGCGCGAATCAGACAGGTTTGCAGAATCTGTTTTTGCTGAGTCAAACTGAGC